AGTCAGCGGCACCGTATCCACGCCTTGAAATTAAAAGACCGTAAGCTAGATCACAACAAATTCTCTTAAGATACCCTTTAGAATCTTCTGTCATAGCTGCTAAATCTGCAAGTAGATACCTACCACCTGCAAGTATTGCACTGTTGATCATACCTGAAGCATCAGACAGGGCGGTCTGTACGACCAGCCCTGCTGGGCTATTTGTAGTTAGTTCCGCCTCTGTAGCTCGCTGGTCTGTGTCTAACACAAGATCAGCGATTCTACGAGAGTCGTACCGCATCAGAAGATCAGATACTGTTGCATGTGCCATTACGCACTCGCAATGCCAGTTACGACATTTTTGAGTTTGAATGCAGTGATAGGAGCAACAATTTCAACGCCGTAATCTTCTACAATACGAGCATTAATACGGCGGTTATCTGGATCGTCTTTTTGTTCTACAGTCATTTCTTCGTATGCGAAGAGATGCACAGTAGAGAACGAAGGCGAACCTTCAAAACCAACTAAGTCACCTGGGCGTGCAAGAACCCACATGTCGCCTGAAGGAACAACATAGTCGCTTACTCTGGTTGCGCCCTTCTTGTTGGATACTTTTACAACATCTTCGATGATGATGTCGTAACCGTACAACTTGTCAGGCAAACCATATTTACCATTCATAGAGTCTGAATCTCCACGAATCTGGGCAAGTGCTACTGGCGACTCTTTAAGATAAGTGTGGAGTTCCTTAGATCGTGCAATAGCATCAGCCGTTTCAGGGTTGATGATAACGCACATCTCTTTAGGTCCACAAGCACCCAAGGTTGCCTTGTTAATCCTTCGTGCAATTGCGTTAAATGCTTTTTTCAACACAGGAGAATCAACATCACCTGCGTCAAGTCGGGTACCACCTGTGATTACATTAGATGCTACAGAGCAATCTACTGAGTCGATACTATCAGTACCACCCAATTGAATACCCCTGTCAGGACTACCACTAGTACTAACAGCAGTTGTAGTAGATGCGGAGTCGTACAGCTTTTTCCAAACTTTGACAACACGGGCGGTCATCGCTTGTTGTGCGTTAATCGCACTATAGCTAGCTACAATCTTCCAGTCAGCTTGATCTACTGCCTTATAGCCCAGCCTGAATGGGAACACATACCGTTGGGTATTAAAGTTCAGCCACTCAAACTTTTCATTATTCCACTCCCCGTGTGGAGCGTCATTACCATCGTGCCATACATGATCTTCAAGCTTATCGTATGTAACTCTAGCAGCTTGTTCTGCATTGAGTTTCAAGTAATAACCTGAAGACTTTTTGACAGGGGTAATTGTGATATATTTGTTCAGCCCAAAGTCTTTAGGGTTGCGACTGAACGACACTACAAGTTGACCAGTAGCGTCAAAACTTGGAATGTATGTGTTTGTTCCACTTGGAAACTGAGCATTTTGCGATACAAAATCTGCCATGATGTTTATCCTTAATTAGTTAAATTGTTAAGCAACAACCACAACATGTGGGTTTACTTGGATCAAAACCTTTTCACCCGCATTGACGGTATTGAGTGCGGTACCACCTACATTGTAAGTACCAGCAGCAACCCCAATGTTGACAGCCTTGCCATCACCATCAGACTTAACTTTAGTACCTGCGGTAGCACCACCAGTACCTGTTGTGATCATGCAAACATCGCCTAGGCCAAACACCTTAAGTGATTGTCCGGTTCCGTTTACAATACTAGCTGCAAGCCCACTCTCTGTGCCACCCAAAAGAGTTGCAAGATTAGGTGGACTAAATGTACCTTCTTGAGATACACCTATGATAGATTGATCTTTGTTGGAACACTGTTGAATGGTAAACTCGCCTGTGATTCTCACGAACCGTGCAGGGAAGATATCACCACCAGCAATAAAAGACGGATTGTAAAGAGGCATGAATTATTCTCCTAGTTAAAGTACTTTTTCAGCATTAATTTTACCAAGAGCTTCTTGGTAGGTAATGCCGTTTTGGGTTGCAAAGTTAATAGCTTCGTTCACTTCGTCCTTAGTGCGGCCACGCACCCCACCAGAACGAGATTCTTGGTAGTAAGAGGCCCGTGCACCAATAGGTGCTTTTTGGTACCTTTTACGGATGATCTGAAGATGTGCCCTATAGGTCTTCTCAGGTAGAGATTGGACCAAGGATAGCTCTTCGCCACGGTCTAACATGAAACCTTCTGCTTCCAACTCAATAAGATCTTTCTCACGCTCTGCACGCTGGAATTTAATCTTGATGTTTTGGATCTCCTTGTGGAGAAGTTGGTTTTCTTGTTCTACCCTGGATAATTTAATCCTGTCGTATTTTTTGTTACCACGACTAGATTGAATTGGTTCTTCTTCCTCCATAGATTCTTCTGGCATAGGTTCTTCACCCATACCTTCATCCATAGGAGGTCCACCCATGCTAGGGTCTTCCATACCTTCTTCAGGCATAGGTGCTTCTTCACCGGGCATTCCCTCAGGCGGCATACCACCTTCCTCAGGTGGTGCTTCACCACCCTGTTGTGAAAGTTGTGTAAGGAATTGCCATACATCCGTTTGTTGGAGTCCAGCTAAAACACCATCAATAATACCTTGTTGATCATTCATTCCTATAGTCCTTTGATATTTTTTAACCCCGCCTTTAGAAAGTCGGAGTAAGCCTAAGTCTCGTTCAGGAGTAGTTGCACCGAGCAAACTAATCGGGTCAATCTTGTAATCACTTAGCCAAAGTTCTATTGATCTCCTTGGGAAACCACGAACCTTATCAGCAGCATGTTTGAAAAACTTGAAGGTAGCTGTGATACACTTCCTACCTGTCTTGAAGAACGGCTCTACCTTTAGGTTGGTAGCGTATCCAACAATCTCAGGTTGCTCACCTTCAGGTGCATCATCTTTGGTATGCCCTATGACAAGTGGTATCTCGTCACCAGTATTACCCATGCGCTTATTGTTTACTCTAACTATCTCAGATAGTTTCTTCTGGTCGAGCCGAATCACCACATTCCCCTTGCCATCCTTAAGCTCATGCTCGTCCAGAATAGGAACATGGTGTTTAACAATCATGTCTTTATCGTCCATTAAGGCCCTCTCAGTTGTTTGATCATGTGTGTTAGGTTGGAGTCTTTTTGAAACCTTTTAACACCGTCATCCTTTGGTGCAAACTGTCCACCGTTGTAGTTAAGTCCACGGAATGCCACTCCATGTGGGCCTGCTCGATACTGGTTTGCTGCGTGTGCTGATTTTTTCTTAGCAAACTTTTGTGGTTGTCCTGTTCGCATTTTATCCCATGCCTTTCCAGCTTTGTTATATTCCTTCTCTGCGGCTTTTGAGAAAGCCCGCAGTGAAGGTACGCTGTGTTGTAGTTCTGAGCTAATGGCTTCTAAGGAAAAGTAGTCTCCATCCTTAGCGTCTTCAATCAAGTGCTGTGCGTGTTCAGGTATTAAATTTTGCACTCTAAGACTATCAATTAGCTTCTTTAAACCACTGCTTTGAAGTACTGTCCTTGCGTGTTCCTTGCAGTACATCTCACGCCTGTTAGATTCACTCGTCATGTCATCGTACAAGCTAGGGTCTTTTTGCAGTGAGGTTACCGCACCCTCTATGTCTGACCACTTAGCGTCTGGAATCAACTGTTGATACTTTGATAGATGCTCTGGCTTTATGTTCTGTAGGTCTTGGCTTAGTAAATCCCCAACAGGTGGTAGCTCTTTGTTAGGTGTGTTGTGTTGTCTCAGGAAACCTTCTAACACCCTGCGACTACGGTCAAATTTTATCTTGGCCTTGGTTGCTGTGGTGTTTGTGGTTTTGCGGGAGAGTTGCTGGGCTTGCCCTGTGCTGGTGCCTGTGCCATTGGTGGGTGCCCCACTAGTATTGTTGGCAGGCCCGGCTTGGTTACGATTCTGCTCATATTCACCTATGATGTTTGTGTAAGCTTGTCTGGATTTCGGTAGAGCACCAGCGCTGTTCCAATCACCATTATGCCCTACAATCTCACCTTGTCCAATGTTTTCTACTACATTTAAGTTATTATTTGTAGCAAATTGGTCTATGGTGTTTCTCATTCCTCTGTTTGGATCGTACACCATCACCCTTGTGCTTGTCTTTCCAGGTAACAAAGTTTTGTAGTTTATACCTGCTGCAATTAGCTGTTCTCGCACTTCGCCCATGTCCGTTGAAGGGTGCACCATGTGATACAAGCTGTCTGGACCTTTTGGATTCGGATGGAACACAAGTACAGATTTCTTCTGTCCTGAGATACCGTGCCAAGCACCTAAGTATTTTAATCTGCGTGGGTCTGTGCCTTGCGGTGCCGTGTGCACGATTGATTCTTCAGAACCGTTAGGCCAATCACCTACTGCATTTTGTGCGGTGGTGTTTACTCCACCCTTGGCGTTAATCTGATTACCAAGTGCACCTTGTGCTAGGTTCTTACCACCTGGGGATTTAGCCACAGCATTGGAGAACGGCTGGTTGGTTCTAGTCGCAACAGGTGTTCCTGTCATACCGCCGGGTGCCTGTGTGAACTGTGCAAATTTTAAACGCTGTCCTAATTTTTTAGCCTTGTGTATTAACGCTTTAGCCGCTTGGCTCATAAAAGCAGCGGTTGCACCTGAGCCACTATTCACAGCCATCCGGTTTAAAAACGCCCGTGCGTGACCTATTAGCTCGTCAGGTATTAGTTTTATAATTGGAGTGTCTGGGCTTACCCCGCCTTTTTTTATGGTTTTGAGGAGTTCTTTGAGACTCTTTGTTTGCTTATTGCTCTCGCCGCCAGACGAAGTAACATTTTCTGAATTTGTGTGCCTTCGTTGTGTGTTTTCCATGAAGGCCGCAAGGCCAGTGTCTTTAGTGTTTGTGGCATTTAATATATCTCCTCCTAAGTTTGAAAATTCTTCTACTTTGTCCATGTCACCAACAGTCATGTTGTCTAGTGCTTGGTCTAGAGTCATGTGATTGAACACAGAGTATTCAATAATACCTTTTAGACCGCACCACCCGGATGCCTGAACATCAGCGGCTTCCCAATTTTTCTTACTAGCTGTGGAGTCGGTGCTGTTGTAGAACTGGCTTGCAGGGTGTTCAGGTGCAACTTGAATTTTGTTAAGTAAGTCCGCTTGTTCATTAAAGCCAGCGGCAAAGAATTTATAATCCACATCTGTGTATAAGTTTTTATCATTTGGGTCGTTTTTGTTTACTTTAATTTCTTGGCCAAACCTAGCCTGTGGAACACCCGCAGCGTAGGATTCCCAAACATCTAGCACGGCCTTATCAGAAAGCCCCCAACAAGCTAATCTAAAGTTTTCTATTTTAGGACCGCCTTCAAACAAAGGCGTGCTTAACCCTAGTAATTTTTTTTCATCGCCCATTAGTGCTGTAAGTATAGACGCACCATACTGTGATGTTTTTTCTTCCTCTTCCTCTTCCTCAGGATCGGCTAGGTTAGTTGGGTTAGCTTTTGCAGCTTCTTTAGCAGCTTTTTTAGCAGCTTTTTTAGCATCTGCTTCTGCTTTTTTTTCTTCTTTTGTTTTTTTTACTTTTGCTTCACGAGGTACAACTTTTATCCAGTCAGCAAGTGGTTTTGTGTCAGAGCCTTTGCCCTCGCCTCCCTCAGCCTCTTCCTTAGCTAAAGTTACACCTTCTCTTTTGTTTTCTCTAACCCAATCTACAAAGTTTTGGTATGTGTGATCTTTTGGAGGGCCAGTTTTTTCTTTATATTCTTCCCACGCATCCCAAGCGTGCAAAGCAATGACTAAATTTGATTTTACGCTAATGCCGGGTGAGGTTGCTGCTAAAACAGCAGCAAACCTAGCAGAATCTATAGCGGATGTTAAAAATGCACTTTTTGGTTGGCTAGGGCTTTTTGACCATTCTGTAAATTCTTTCTGTGCTTTTCTTGCAATAACTATAGGTGAATTATCTTCGTGGTTTATGTCGTGCCCGTTGTCGTGTAGCCCAAACATTGCGTGAAACAACTTAGAACTATCCCGATACCAATTTCTTTTAAAAACTCCAATAGCCGAAGCACCTGCCCTAAGCTCGTTGGAGTGTGCACTGTTGTACGCAGCAACTCCATTAACAAGGGCTTTGTAAGTCATACGCATGTCATCAGTAGTTAGGACTCTGTGAGCTACATGATTTTCTGGAAGCAAGTCTATTAAATCAGATCTAGAAATAGAATCAATTGGGTTTCCAGCACTATCTTTTCGACTAATGCCTATAAGTTGATCTTTAAGGGTTTCGGGTATAGTTGCTGGCTTTCTTCTAATATCAAGTGGCTGGCCTACATTGGTGGCAGTAGTAAATAGTCTGGCGTATGTTGATTTACCTTTTGGAACTAACTTTGCCTTACTATTACCTAAAATTTTTGCGGCTTCTTTGTCTTTTGTTAAAGACCCTGGCAAGTGGTCGCCCCTGTTTATTAATTTGTGATATTCACCGTTGTACCCATCTTCTAGTTTATCTAACTCAGCTTGGGGTATACCTTGCCCTGGCAAATATTGTTTCCCATGTATTGTAACCACACCAGCCCCAGCGTAATAGCCACTATCGCTCTCTGAAAACTCGTCTAATGTTTGTCCAAAAGTTTTTTGTTCGTTGAGCTTTAGTTCTGAGTTTCCAGGTATATTTTTTATTTGAGGTAAGCCCGAGGGAATTTTACCTTTTGCTATAGCCCTTGGTGAGAAAGCGTACTCATTAGTCATCTGCTCAATAAGATCTTTCTCAGCCGAATTTCTTTTATGGGGTTTAAGCTGCATAACTTGTTCAAATGTACGATTTACAGGTGTTTTTCTTGTGTGTAGTTCGCCTGTTCTTTCGTTTAGCCATGTACTAGGCCCTTTAGTGCTTGTAGGTTTAGACGCTAGCCTTTCGTTACCTTGCTGTATTATATCATCCCTATCGGCGAGAGACAACGGGTTGCCATCAACGCCTATGTGGTTAGGGTCTTTTAAAACACTAATTATATTTGGCTGTAGCCATTGTGCACGAACATTCCCCCCAAATGTGTCAGGGTCTCGCTTTTTTGCTTTTGCTTTTGCCTTAGCTGCTAATTCATTTGCTTTTTTTTGAGATTTTAGTTTATTAGCAGGTTTATCTTTAACAGGGGCAACTTTATTTGTAGTAGGCGGCGTGCCATCCGTACTAACAGTAGCTTTAAATCTAATCCGTGCAACATCACGGGCTAATCGAGCAAACCTAATGAATGGGTTGTAATTAATCATATTACCTGCCTCTTAGTCTTTGACCCAACCTTGGGAATAACTTTGGCTGTTGGGCTACTGGGGCAGGCGTATTAGCCGCCTTAATAGTAGTTGTAATAGGACTGGACGATGGCTTTGTAAATATAGGATCTTTATTAGGTCTTATTAAATTATGTGCTCTTGGGAATCGCGCAGTCCTACCATTCCCTTGGTTTGCATAATTTCCTCCAACAGGTATTTCTTCTGTGGGTGGCTCTGGTTTAGCTGCCTTTGGTGGCTGTGGTGGCTTTGGTTTAGCTACCTGAGGTGTCTGTAGATTTTTAGGTGGCCCTTGTTGCTCTTGTGGGGTTTTATTTACTTTAATATTACCTGGGTTTTTTCCACCTAGCGTATTTCCGGTTGGTAGTTTGTTTATAACAGGTTCAGTGCGTTCAACTTCCTTAGGGGGGTTTACCTTTACTGGCGGCTTAGATGTAGGCCTTGGTCCGCCTATAGTGTTTCCCGGTGGTGGCCCTAAGGTTGGATTTTCTGGAACTACAATATTCTCCCATGTGTCTTTAGGAGCTTGTGGAGTTTGGGGCTTTACAGTTTTAGGTGGTGGTACCGGAGTCACAGGATTTACACTTTCAGGCTTTCTAATTGGCCTGTCATTAACATCTTTGTTAGGGTTTACTTGGCTAGGTACTTGGCCACCTTGATTGCTTGTTTGTTTAGGTAATTTTCCACGCTCATGTGCAATTCTCCAAATATTTAATTGCTCTTGTGGGCTTAACTTAGTGTAGTCGTCAGGTGCTCTAGTCGAACCTTCAGCTTGCCTTCTGGCGTTACCCTCAGCTTGTAGTTGTTGTAGTTGTGCGTGCTGTTGCGGAGTTAGTAAGTCAGATGGTTGTGGGGTGTTTGGAACACCTACTTGTCCATTATTTTGAATTGGTGCACCTCTTCGTCCACCAACTTGATTTGCAGCTTCTACTTCCTGACGAGTTGGAATCCTTTTACCTGTGTTGTGCCCTTCTGCAACAAAACCTTCGTAATTAAAACTTCCGTCTGGGCGTATCATCCTTTTATCCCTAACATCTTTTAACACAGGGTCAGGTTTATAATTTCCCATTGGGTTAGGAGGTAGAAACCCAGGGTGTTTTTTACGCATCTCCTCGTAGTGTCTTTGTTGTGCTCGAACCGCTTCTGCGTGAATGTCGTCAGGATTTGTAGAACGGTTTTGTTCCCAATCTTGATTAGGGTTGACTTTTGGGTTCATTAGATCTTTAGGAGGTCCTTGCTGGGGGTCTTCATTAGCAGGATTGTTCCACTCATGGCCAAAGTCGTTTCCGTGCTTCGCTACCCTAGCCGCTGCTTCAGCACTTGATAGGTAGTAGTGTGATTTTCCTTGGCCTAAGTCTTTTCCTGTTATGGCTCCGGGCAGTAGCGTGGGTAGACCCGCAGGTTTTCCGGGCACATATTTTTGAATAACTCTACCAAACAAATCTTTTTTCTCTGGTATATCTGCTACAGCTGGAGTACCGGGTTGTATAAGATTTCTTTTTTCATTCCATTCGTCCGCTAGCTTCTGCCTGTGCTTATTTACATCAAAAACACCACCTACTGGATTAATAGTCCTAACCCCAGGCCCGCCTCCCCTAGGATCTGGCCTACCAGCTTTAATATCTCGCATAGCTTGTTCTTGTGGATCTATAGGCATTGTATTTTCCTTAGTTGTTAATAACCAAAAGAACCATCGGGTTTTATTCTTCTACCCACCATTGGGTCACAGCCTGCCTGTGTTTTATATTTTGGTACATTTGTGTTTGTGCCTGAAGGTATTGAACCACCACCCTCACCTGCACCAAATCTCTTTTTTTGAGATTTATCCTGTTTTCCAAATGTCGGTACATTTACATCCTCATCAGGTTTACCACCTGTTACTTTTTTATGGTCGTTTCTTCCTTGGGCTAATCTGTTTTTTTCCTTCTGCTTAGCTATAGCATCTTTAACACCTTGCCCAAGCTTTGCACCGGATTTCAATTTAGCAGTGTGTGCTGGTTTCACTATAGGTTTCTCCAAAGGGTACTCTGTTTTCATCCAAGAATTCCACGCAGTTTTACCATATTCATTTACGCCTTTTACAACTTCATTTTTATGTGCAGTGCGAGCAATAGCTTTTTTAACACCGTCACCTAACTTTTTTTTATCATGCATATTTAAACTCCTTTGTTAAAATTACACACAAGGGCGGGGGGCTTTATGCCCCCGCACCTTGTGCCCCGTCCGGTGTAGGTTGAGCCGCTTCTGCACCTTGTTCAGGCATAGGCCCTGGTTGCCCTTGTTGAGGCACACCTGTTGGCTGGCTACCCATTGTGGACGGGTTTAGCGGCATGTTTTGGGCTAGTATCGCATGACCGGGTTGTGGTCGGCTCAAGCCTAAAATAGCCCTAAGTTCATCTTCATCTAAAGTACCACCCATCTGATAAAACGCTTGTGCTGCGGTGAGTGTTTCACCTGCATTAGGTTTATCAATATCGAACACCCAGCGTATTTGTGGTAGTCCGGGGAAGTTGTACTTTTGAAGAGTCGCAACAAGTTCTTCCGTCAGTGTGTCTTGTAGGTTCATCGCATCGTATCGCACCATCCTAGAGTGCGTGTCGCCGATCTCCTGTGCCTCTCCTGAGGTCATTTCGTTATCATCGGCACCCTTTATGAACCTTCTGATCTGTTGATCAAAATAGGCCGTAATAAGGTCGTACAATAGCTGTGCACCAGCGGGTGATGGGTCAATTCTCTCTATCCCCGGACCCGCAGTTGAGTTGTCTCGGTATCTTGGGAATAGGATTGTGTTGTTACGCATCTGCTCTTCAGCACATTGCTTAACTTCAGCTAGCGATTGTGGGTTACCAGCTTCGAAGTAGTACACAGTGAGTCCACCTGCACCAATGCGTTCTAGGTAGTCCATGAGAAAGGTCAAAACTTGTGACCTTAGATACCACAGCCAGTAAATCTTACTGCGGATACCTACACCATGAATACCACCAGCTAGCTCGCCTTCATAGAAGTCAGCGTCTTCTGGTTCGTGCTTGTGTATGATTAGTTGCTCACGCTCGTCAGGCGAGAAGAAGTGTGCCCTTCCACGATCCGTAATAGCCCATGAACCGTCAAAAGTTGCGTGCACTAGTATTCCAGCCTGTCCTGAATACCTGAACACAAGTTTGTCACCGTTGATGGGTTTAAAATCCTTAACCAACATACGGCGTTTCTTTGTTGAGAAATCCCACTCGTAGTTTAGCTGGACGGCGTACCTACCATAGAACATTGCTTCTAAGAGGTGCATCAGTAGTTGCTGGATTCTAGGAGTCTGTTTAATGATATCCGTTAACTCTTTAGCTGCTTCTGTCTGTGCTGTGTCTTCTGGGTTCTGTGGCTCTAGGTGCCACCCCAATTGTGCGGTTGGCATTTGCCTAGACCGTATGCACTCCATGATCACAGGGTCACGCCGCATCGCAAGTGTGTTTTTTGCACTGTGTCTAAGTGCTTCATCAAATGTGTAACGGTATGTGCGTGATGCCCAATTCACAACCTGACTGAATGTCATGAAGTGTGGTAGTGGTTGACCGCCATCCCCAGGCACACGACCTTCTTTTATCTCTGCTTCTGGAAAGTCGTACCCACGCTCTTGTGGTATCTGTGCGAACGGGTCTGGTATTACATCTTCCTTAGCCATGTATATTTGGACCCCCGCTTTTCAGCGAGGGCCTCTTTTGGGTGCACCCAGTCTATGGGGAAATAGACATCAAGGTAGTTATAAGATACCATTGGTAGACTATTAGTCAATACTAATTTAGGCTATACACTTTATTGAAATGTCATATAATAACCAAGTGTTGATTTTTAGCCCCATTTGTATTAGAAAAGAGGGTCATAATGCGGTATTTATCGGTATGTTCAGGTATAGAAGCAGCGTCTGTTGCTTGGAAAAACCTAGGGTGGAAACCCGCAGGTTTTTCTGAAATAGAACCTTTTCCTTGTGAAGTTTTAAAACACCATTACCCTAAAGTTAAGAACTACGGAGACATCAATGAGCACAAAAAATGGAAGTTACCAACAATTGACCTTGTGGTCGGAGGAACACCTTGCCAGTCTTTCAGCATTGCAGGCTTGCGAGGTGGATTGGACGATCCCAGGGGAAACATCATGCTTACCTACCTTAGAGTCGTTGAAAGTAGACGGCCTAAGTGGGTTGTCTGGGAAAATGTCCCCGGTGTATTGTCATCTAACGGAGGAAAAGATTTTTCTACCTTCATCACATCGTTGGGGAACATGGGGTATGGGTGGGCCTACAGAGTGCTTGACGCTCAATGGTTCGGACTCGCCCAAAGACGCAAGCGTGTGTTTGTTGTCGGATGTCTTGGAGACACAACAAGTGCTTCCAAGGTTCTATTTGAGTGCGAAAGCGTGCGCAGGGATTCTACGCCGAGCAGAGAAAAGAGGAAAGAAATTACCGGAACTATTACACGAGGCTTTGGAGACCGTGGTGTCGACCACTCACAAATAGTTGACGGTGCTTACAAGATAGAATACTCATCTCCTATCACAGGTGCACTTGCTGCTGCTGATGGGCCTAAGGGTGTTAGTGATCAGTACGCACACGAAGGTAAGCTTGTGAGTGTGATTTGTAGAAGTTCAGGACAGGGTGACGCAGAGGTGTGCTACGACTTGTGCCCAACCCTAAACTGTCTCCATGAAGCACCACACATAACCACCTACGACATGAAGCAACACCACAACCCACAGGTTAGCGACACAGCACAACTCACAACAAAGAATTGTGCTAATGTTCGTGGTGACACACCGCTAGCGTCTATCTCGTTTGAACCCGGAATCGCAGCTAGGGAAGGTAGCCCTAGCAGGTTTATACCGGAGATGACAGGTACACTAAGGGGTGATATGGGAGACAACCAAACTGCTGCTGCCTATAACATCACATTCTGTGATTCTAATGGCACTAGGAAAGACAGACCCAATGGTGGTTTGTATGTGAATGAGACTGATGCGAGCAACGCCTTGACTTCGTCAGGCGTTGGCTCGTCCGCACACATTGTTCATGGAACACAAGATCCTTGTGTTTCTGATATTGCCTACGCACAAGGTAGGAACAATGGCGGCGAAAATGTGCTTATTAAAAGTACGGCTGTTAGAAGACTTACACCCCGTGAATGTGAAAGGTTACAAGGGTTTCCTGACGACTACACATCCATTATGTGGAAGAATAAACCTGCCGAATTGTGCCCAGACGGCCCTAGATATAAAGCTCTAGGGAATTCTATGGCTGTGCCTGTTATGCGTTGGATTGGTGAACGAATTAACAAAGTAAACAAGGAGCTAAAGTCATGAAGTTACTAACACAGAATTCTGAACTGCGTAAGGATGGAATCTGGAATTGGACTATACCTGCATGGAATGTAAAAATGTCAGATGGTAGCTGGTTCAACTGCTGCCCTAATGCAGGTGTGTGTGCGAAGATGTGCTACGCACGCAATGGTACTTATCTTTTCCCAGTGGTGAAGGCTAAACACCTTGCTAACTTAGAGCACTTTATTTTTAAACAGGCTGAGTGGTTTACTGACATGAGTGCTGAGATACGCAAGAAGAGAAATTTGAAATACCTGAGGATACACGATGCAGGTGATTTCTTTTCAGACGACTACCTACAGTCGTGGATTGATATAGCTATACTTCATGAGCAGGTTACATTTTATGCCTACACAAAAGAGGTTTCCCGTTTTAAAAGATACCAGCGTGAGATACCGCACAACTTCAGGTACTTGTTTTCTATGGGTGGCAGGGAAGATCACTTAGTAGATAGGGATAATGACAGGCACTGTGATGTTTTCCCTACAGAACAAGGGCTTTTAGACGCTGGTTACATGGACCAAGGTGCTAGTGATTTACTTGCAATTGCCTTGCCAACAAATAAGATTGGGATTGTCTCTAATAGGATTCCTCAGTTTATTAAACTACAAGATGGCCTCACATTTGGCCAGCAACAGTCTAAAAGAGAATCTAAAAGATTTAAGGGATAACATGACTCCTGAATTACTAGAAGTCCTTGAACGCATCGAAACTGCGTTCAAGGCCTCCAAACCATTTATACAAATGAATGACGCACTTGTGCTGTACAAATTTATAGCTGAGCTACCCGAATTTAAAAACCAGCTCCCCTAATTTGAATATGTAGATATTGTGAAGATAGTGTCATTTTTTTTATTCCGTAAATTTTAGGTACCCCCCCCACTGGTGGTGCCC